AGTGCCTTAGATGCCATAGTTACGATAGCAACAGACGACGTTCTACCTATCGTTGACAATTCAGCATCTACTACAAAAAAAATAAGCATTGCTCAAATTAAAAGTGAAGCACCTGTTCAAAGTGTTGCAGGTAAAACGGGAACAGTCACTCTTGTTAAGGGTGATGTAGGTTTGGGTAACGTGGACAATACTGCTGACGCTGACAAGCCTATTTCAAGTGCGACACAATCAGCTTTAAACGGTAAACAAGCGACTTTAGTTAGCGGCACTAATATTAAGACAATTAACGGAGAAACTCTCTTAGGTAGCGGAGATATTACAGTTGGAGGTGGTGGCATCTCTGACGGTGACAAAGGAGACATTACAGTTTCTGCAAGTGGAGCAACTTGGACAATAGATAACGGTGTTGTAAACAACGATAAAATTGCAACAGGAATAGACGCTGCTAAATTGGCTGACGGAAGTGTAAGCAATGCGGAGTTTCAATATCTTAACGGTGTAACCTCTGCAATTCAAACGCAGTTAGACGGTAAAGTAGACGAAAACTCTGCAATAATAGGAGCGACAAAAACGAAGATAACCTATGACGCAAAAGGTTTAGTAACCGCTGGGGCAGATATAGAAGCAACTGATTTACCAAGCGGAATTGATGCAACCAAAATTGCGGATGGAAGTGTTACAAATGCTGAATTTCAGTATTTAGGAAGTGTAACAAGCGACATTCAAACGCAATTAAACGGCAAACAAGCAACGATAACAGGAGCAGCAACAACTATCGACACCGAAGATTTAACGGCTTCAAGGGCGTTAGTATCTGACGGAAACGGAAAGGTTGCAGTCAGTTCAGTTACATCTACTGAGTTAGGGTATGTAAGTGGCGTTACGAGTGCGGTGCAGACGCAGTTAAACGCAAAGATTGCTACCTATGACGGAGCAACTTACGATGTTACGGCTTTGGCTGCCGTTACACAAGCAGAATATGATGCAATAGGTACAAAGAGTGCAACAACACTTTACTTTATTATCTAATGAAGTTAGGGACGAACGATATAAGTAGCGTTTATTTAGGCACTAATGAGGTGCAAAAAGTCTATTTAGGCACTAATGAGGTTTGGAGTAGTTATGCCTATTTACTTGACACTTATAGTGGTGCGGCTGCTGCCTATTCTTTGCGTAAATTAAGAAGTGCCTACACAGGTAGTGCAATTGGTGTTCGTAGGGCATCAGATAACACGGAGCAAAATATCGGCTTTGTTGATAATGTACTTGACACATCTTCACTAACATCTTTTTGTAGCGGTACAAATGGATTTGTCACTACTTGGTATGACCAATCAGGTAACGGAAGAAATGTAACACAAACGACAGCATCAAATCAACCGCAAATAGTTAGTAGTGGTAGTGTGTTAACAGAAGGAGGTAAACCAGCAGCACAATTCAACGGTACGTCAAATGTATTAACGGCATCGACTGCGACCGATTGGAACTTTTTGCATCAATCGGGTATTTTTTATAATTTTTCAGTTTTAAAAATTGGCAATACATCTGACCCAAATGTAATTATGGCTATTTGGGGGAATAGTTCAACAGTTTTACAAAATGGTGCTCAATATTTATATGACGATAGATTAACCATACCAAGGAATAACGCATTGTTTCATTTGATTGGTGTACCTAACCTAGATGTAGTTGTTAACCTTGCAAATAATTATCAAAATGCTAATGTTCAATTTTTAAATACTTTGTATTCCGATGTGTCAAATTCTACCGTTTCAAAAAGAAGTGGAATAGCATCTAATGGGGGGACATTTCAAGAAAATAACGCAATAAATGCTAGTACAAGTACAAATAATGCCAATAGACCGATAAGTATTGGAGGTTCTCCAAATGCAAGTAATGTGATTCAATTTTATTTTTTAGGCAATATGCAGGAAATGATTTTTTATCCATCAAACCAATCCTCAAACCGCACAGGCATAGAAACCAACATAAACTCATTTTACTCTATCTACTAATGCAAGGCTACAAATACACAACCGAACCCGAAGCAATATCAGCACGTCAACAATGTGACGCATATTATGGCATTCCTAAAAGTCCCGATGATGTAACTCAACATTGGGTAGGATATAACTTTGCAGAATTAAATGAGCCGCAATTTTGGTATATAACCTATGACGAATCTTTACTGCCTATTTTAGGTGAACCAATAGAATTTGAAGTAATACAACCTAACCCATTCGATGAAACTAACTGATACAACCGCTAACGCTTTAACAACAACCTCCTTTGTCGGGGCTTTCAGTAGCATTGCAACGACTTGGAATCCTATCATCTCTGCTATCGGTGGGATTATCGCAATAGTTACAGGTTTACTTGGTGCTATTTACTACATTAAAAAACTAAGAAAATGAAAGAGTGGGTAATAATTAACGAAGTAGAAGGAGGTTACATCGTTGAAGATTGTCAAGGCTACACTCATTATATAGATTACAAAACTTACGATAAATACAATGATTGACCGTATATTTAAAAATTGGAAATCTACCTCCTTAGGGCTTGGCGTTATGGCTGTAGGCTTTATTCTCGTGTGGTTTGAAAAAGCAACATTAACTGAGTTTACGGCATTTATTGGCGGAGGTTTACTACTTTTATTTTCAAAAGATGGCAAAGCAGCAAATTAACTTATTTAAAGCAAAGCCAACTAAAAAACTTAGAAGGCACACCAAACACAAGAATAAACACAAATCAACTAAACCATATAACGGACAAGGAAGATGACAGAATTTGCAAGAATAAACTTTGCCGAAAGCAAGATACCTGTTTTCAAAGAAAATAAGGCAAAGAACTATATCACATACGGTACTGATAACAAGTACCCACAGATGTTAATTGACCTTTACAACTCTTCTCCTAAACACGGAGCAATCGTAAGTCAAAAGGCTCAATATATAGCAGGTGACAAAACTGAGGTTATAGCCAACAACACAGAGCAACTAACCATTGCAAAGGATAGACTTGCTTCTATTAACTCTTACGAGTCATTTGATGACGTTAAAAGCAAGATTGCTGCTGACCTTGAACTATTTGATGGATTTGCATTGGAGATTATTTGGAATAAGGCGAAAACCTCCATAGCTGAGATTTATCACTTGCCATTTCAAAATGTCCGTATTTCTCTTGACGGTCACTATTGGTACGCTGAAGATTGGAGCGATAGAAAGTTAGATCCTATTTATTATTATTGCTGGAATCCCATTACCCGTGAGAATAAGCAGTTGTACTATTTTAAAATGTACAAAGCAGGTCAAGGGGAATATCCTACTGCACCTTATCAAAGTGCTTTAAAATACATCGAAATAGACACTGAGATTGCAAATTTCCACCTTAATAGTATAAAGAGTGGTTTCTCTGCACAAACTCTCTTACAACTCTTCAAAGGCGTTCCTACACCTGAAGAGATGAGACAGACTATTAAGCGTTTCAAAGAAAACTTTAGCGGCACAGATAATGCAGGTTCTATAATCATTCAGTTTAACGATCCAAACGAAACTCCGTCAGTTGTCAATAACTTAGCACCATCTGATTTCGACAAGCAGTTTGACCTATTAAACCAAACAGTTCAGCAGGAAATATTGATGGCTCATCGTGTAACCTCTCCGATGTTGTTTGGTATCAAAACAGAAGGGCAACTTGGTGGACGTTCAGAACTAATTGAGGCTTACGAGGCTTTCCAAACTGCATACATTGAACCACGTCAGACTCAAATGGATAGAGCGTTGACTTCTATTTTTAAGTTTATTGTGCCTGTAACCCTAAAAAGTAAAAATAAGCCTCCTATCGGTTTGAACTATGTTGAACTATTTGAGAAAGGCATTATCTCACAAGCTGAAGCACGAAGAGAATTAGGCATGAGTGACACCGTTGCAATGTCTTCACATTCTAATTGCAATCACAATCCTTTCGGCTGGGATGACGACAAAGACCTTGCAGTATTTGAGCAATTCGGTGAATTAGCTTCTAAGTTTGAAAAAGTCCCTTTTGATTTTGCCTCTGCTCTTGAACTTATCATTCTGCAGTTTCTGAACGGAAACACAGAGTTAACACTTCAAGACCTTGCGAACAACATTAAGCAAGATGCTGACAAAGTAGCGGAGGCAGTAACCAAACTTATCAATGACGGCTTAATCACCTCAGCAGATAACATTTTAAACGTAACAGAGCAAGGAACTAAGACGCTTGTTGATTCAGGCTTAGGAACTGAACTTGTAGTGCGTTATACCTACGAAAAAGCACCTGGAATAAGCGGCTCTGAAATTATTCCTACTTCAAGAGATTTTTGCAGAAGATTAATTTCATTGAATAGAGTTTATTCAAGAGAGGACATCGACCAAATCAGTTCTATTTTGGCTGCAGAATATAATGAGCCTGGTTATTCAGCTTGGGAAAGAAGAGGCGGTTGGATGACAGTAAAAGGCTCTTCTCCTGCTATTCACGTACCTTACTGCAGACACATTTGGAAATCACAATTATTAAGAAGAAAAATCAATGGCTAACTTTGTATATTTCATTTCAGTTACCTTTTTAAAGGATAACACACCCATCAATGAAAATCTTGATGATAAATTACTTAAAAGTGCTATAAAAGAGGCACAAGAAGTGTATATTCGTGACATCATTGGTAGCGGTATATATGACGAACTGCAACAGCAGACTTTTGATGGTTCTGTAACTGCTGACAATACGACTCTTTTAGATTCATATATAGCACCTTGCTTGAAGTACTACACTCTTGTAGAGTCAATGCTTCCGATGACTTTTAAATTCTTGAATAAGTCCGTAAGTTCAAGACAGGCAGAGTTTGCTCAACCTGTTACACCTCAGGAATTAACTCTAATAGAACAACGCTACAGAGACAAGGCTGAGTATTACGCTGAAAGATTGCGTAACTTTTTAAAGGAGTACCCACAGATTTACCCTAAGTATTTAAATCCTGGTAGTGGCTTCGATGTCATCAAACCAAAAAACACGGCTTTGTTTGGTGGAATGTATATGCCTGGCACAGATGACGATTGCTTTTATAACTATGACTTCCCACAAGAATAAATGGCGGTTAAAAAACGAACAGAAACTAATTAAACTTTATGACGTTAAATCAGATTATCCAAAAAATTCAGACTCAAGCAGAGTCCCACAAAATGGTGGGAAAGTTCGCAGTAGGGGCTGACTTTGATT